CGTGAAATGGTTGTCACCGTTGCCGACAAATACCCGCAACACATCACAATTCAATTCACACAAGATAAATGCACGATGCTTGACAAGTATATGGTGGGCGATAACGTAACCGTGTGTTACAATCTACGAGGTAAGCAATACCAAGGCAAGGATGGTTCAGTTAAGTATTTCAACTCGATTGAGGGATGGAAAATTGACAGGACAGAGAATGTGCCGTTGGATGCCAAAGGATTGAGTGATGATACTTTATTTTAAAAATTTTCTGTTTGATTTTCAGTAAGTTACAAATTATTTTTGAAAAAAGTTTGCAGTTATCAAAATGCGATGTATATTTGTGCCATAATTAATAACAAACACAATGACAACGGTTCAAAACATAGCAAAAAAATTAGTAAAAGCAGGCTTAAAAAAAGCAACTACTCAAAGAGTAAATTTTCAAACAATATTTGTAGGTGATTATGAAGCAAGACATTTAAAAGTATTTGGATTGAATTGTATAACAGTAGCACCCAAAAACGGTATGACTTGCGAAAGAATACAGCAAATACTTTCGGATGAAAATACAGAAATTAAAAACGGACTTGTGATAATAAAATAAAAATGCAAGCTAAACAAGGCGGCAAACGCAAAGGGGCAGGCAGAAAACCTGCCCTTTATCAAACAAAAACAATCGCATTCCGCGTGCGTGTCGAATGGATTAAAGAAATCAAACAATTAGTAAAGAACAAAATACAACAACTAACCCCCTAAAACAAACAAAAACCTATGAACACAAAAACACATTACAAAGTTTTACGCAACCCGAACTACATTGGCGGGTGGGATTTAATCGATGCCGACAAGACCGTAACTATTACCAAAGTGACCAAGGAAATGGTACACGATGGCAAGGGCGGGGAGTCCGAGTGCTGCACCATACACTTTGCCGAATGCAAGCCGATGGTGGCTAACGCTACTAACTTGAAGCGCATTGCAAAACTGCACAACTCGCCATTCATTGAGGAATGGATTGGCAAACAGATAGTATTAACTACCGAGAAAGTCCGTGCATTTGGCGAGGTACACGATGCCGTTAGGGTATCAACCAAGCCAGCGACCAAGCCGACAATGACTTCCGACACGTTATCGAAAGCCAAGGCCGCTATCGCTGCGGGTTCGGTTACGCTTGATGCCATTAAGAAGAAGTACACCTTAACTGCGGAAATGGAGGCCGAACTGACCAATGGATAAGCTATTTCAAATACATTGCAGCCAAATAGGCAAGATAAGTGGCCACGTTGGATTAACAGATAATCAAACGATAAAGTTAAACGAATTAGTTGAGCGAAAAAAATTAGGACTTAAGCCACTAACTGCTAATATGGAACTTGACTTAATTGACTTAATCGAAAAGAAAAACAACCCAAAGTTGCCCGATACTTGCACTACTTATTTAAAGGAATGGTACGCAAACGACCGCGAGGAGATTAGAAGCAAGTACATCGACAAGGGCAACATGGTTGAACTTGATTTGATTGACTTCATGGCCGAGCAGTTGAACCTCGGTATGGCCGAGAAGAACACCATCACGATGCACAATGAGTACATTGTTGGAACGGCTGATGTTGTGACACGTGACACCATCATTGATGTCAAGGCCGCGTGGAGTATCAAGACCCTACACGATGCCGTTACGAGTGGTATTGACAAGGACTACGAGTGGCAAGGGCGCGGTTATATGATGCTATGGGATAAGCCGAATTTTGTTGTATTTCACGGCCTGCTCAATACACCAGAGGAAGCTAACTACGGAGTTGAGGTAAACTACGATGACATCCCTGCCGAACATCGTTGGGTAGCGTATAAGGTGCAGCGTGATGTGACCATTGAGCAACAGATAATACAAAGGGTGATTGAGTGCCGGGAGTGGTTGGAGCGGTATGATATAGCGGTGCGAAATTCGATAGGCCGCTTGCATACTTAAAATAAATTAGTATATTTGCAATTCTAAATTACCCGCCAAAATTGAAACGTATTAACAAAATAACCCCTATCATTGTATTGCCCCTTGGCGGGTGGCGTACTTTGGTAGGGGTTTATTTTTTATGAAATCCTACATCATTTACTCACCAAACGGTAAGAAACACACACTAACTGCCGAAAGTTTCTACCATGCGATACAACGCGCAAAAAAAGCAGATAATTATCTATTTGCAGAGGCAGATTATTTTAAACTTAATACCGTAAAAAAATGAAAACTGAAAAAGAATTTGTAGATGAATTAATTGAAAAATTTTCAAGATATTTTGAAATAAAAAGAGAAGTTGTAAGTAAAACAAAAAAAGATAGAATTGATTTGTTATTAACTATTGATGGAAAATATCATTTTGGTATAGAGTGCAAAAAACCAAATAAAAAAAGAGGCGAAGAAATTGGAAGATACATCAAACAAGCCGAAAGATATACCAAATCAGAATGGGAATATAAACCAGGTATTTATGTAAAAGCACTTATATTTATTTGCCCTCCATTGTCATACAACTATTTTATATTAAATGAAAATTCAATATTTATTGATGGAATTGAATACCATAGTGACAGACATCATAAATTGCATGACCATAATACTATAAATGCTTTTCTTTGTGGAATTGCAAATATTGGCGAAGTGCGAAAGAAACCACTTGGGTATCAATTTGTATTAATGAACAAACCAATATTTGAACATAAAATACATCCTAACGGAAAAGATTACTCTGGTGTGCATATAGATAATTATAATTTTTATATGAATAAAATATGCAACCAATAACATTCAACTACTACGATGCTGACATCAAGAGTAGCATACCGCTTGGCAATGTTACGCTTGAATATTTTATAAACGCAATCCGCAATCCTAAAATAGACATCAAGCATATTTTTGAGCGCATACGCATAGCCGAAGAAGTTGGTGATATGGCAACAAAGCAAGCATTGAAATCAAAGCTATATTCATTTACTCCATGCGTTTATGTACAAGGTGCGCGAAAGTATGAAAACATCAAGCATTGGACTGGGTTGCTTGTGTTGGACTTCGACCACTTGGAAGTTGATTATGCGGTTGAGTTTAAGTCATACTTGTTTGATGAGTACAAATTCATCATTGCTGCATGGCTATCAGCATCACGGCATGGTGTGAGGGCATTGGTAAAAATACCGCAAGCGCAATCAGTTGATGAGTTCAAGCAATACTTTGCTGCAATTGAGCGACACCTTAACTGCTACAATGGTTTTGATAAAGCACCTAAAAATTGTATCTTACCGCTATTTTTTTCATACGATGCTGAAATACTTTACCGCGATAATGCTCAAACTTGGGATGAAAAGTACATTGAACCAATACCGCCACCTGTTAAGCAGTACATTATCAATGACAAAACATCGGCAGTTGAGCGCATCATTGCAAAAAAAATAAACATCATAGTTGATAGCGGACATCCTCAACTACGTGCCGCAGCGTATTTGCTTGGTGGTTATGTGGGAGGAGGCCACATCGACCATTCGGATGCGGTGAGTATTATTCATAACTTGATTGAAAGCAACGCATATTTGAGCCAAAAAGCAAGTATTTACAAAAAAACTGCGGTGCAGATGATAAACAAAGGAGTTAACCAACCAACTTATATTAAATAACATGAGCGAAAAATTTAAAAAACCCGAAGCAAACCCATTGCTTAACCCTGTTGACTACTTCAACTTTCACGGCTCATTCGTGTCAATATTTGATGGGGTAAAAAAAGTAAACATCAAGTCCGAAACTGAAATATGTTTGCAACACCCAGACAACCTCGACCCAAATGAACTGAATAAAGTCACGTTTACACTTAACAAAAACAATGTTGTTGAGGTGGTCAAAAAAAACGATTATCAACTTGCCGTGGGTGCGAAGTTGTCAAAGTTTATGTTGCTATCTGCCGTTAAATTTAAAGGTGATAATTTCGCAGCTATGTCATACGTTCACTTTACGCTGATGAAATCCGAAATACCTTACATTCGGGTCGGTACTGACTATTTTAAATTGATTGACAAAAAAGACCGATTTGGCTCACACAATCGATTGCTCAAACCTTGGAAGAAAGATGAAATCAAACAAGACCACGGAAAGCAATTACTGAACATGATTTTTAAATTTGATGATTTCACTATTTACCCAGATAACATCACTTACAAACCTGTGCTTAACAACTGCTATAATTTATACGCAAAATTTGCACACGATAAAGCTATTGATGATATTGAACAAACTAACATTCCTGTTACAATGGGATTGATGAACCATATTTTTGGCGAACATTTAGAACACGGTTTGAAATACATGAAAATTTTGTATCAGTACCCGCGACAAATTGCACCTGTATTGGCACTTGTTTCTTCGGAGCGTGAAACAGGTAAGACCACATTTTTAAATTGGATACAGATGTTATTTGGCGAAAATTCAACACTCATTAACCCATCCGACTTAACATCGAATTTCAATGATGCGTATGCTACAAAAAACATCATTATGATTGATGAAACTACCATTGACAAAGTGCATGCTATTGAGAAGTTAAAATCATTGGCAACGGCAAAAACAATATCGGTTTCGCAAAAGTTTGTAAGTCATTACTCCGTACCTTTTTACGGTAAAATTATTTTATGCACGAATAAAGAAAGTGATTTTATGCGTATTGATGAGGAAGAAATTAGATTTTGGGTGCGAAAAATTAAACCTATTACCGGGAAGAAAAACACCAACATCGAAAATGACCTTAAAAACGAAATACCAAAATTTATTAAATACTTATTGCAACTGCCCGAAATAGATTTTAGCAAATCGCGTATGGTGTTCACCAAGGAAGAAATAATGACCGAGTCGTTAGAAATAGTTAAGGAAGAAAGCAAAAGCCAATTACGCAAAGAAATTGAATACTTATTTATTGATTGGTTTGCTAACAATGACAATATCGATATGGTTGAAGTAACGGCAAAGGACATTAAAGAGAAATGGTTTGGCACTAACAATCAAATTTCAATCAGTTACATTCGAAAAGTTTTAAAGGATGAAATGAAAATGGTCAATTTGGAAACAAAAAAGTACAAAGGGTTTCCAGATGCCAATTCTACATCGCAAAAGACAGGACTGCCGTTTGTGTTCACAAATCCTTACCGAGTTTATAATGAGGATGTTAGGAAAAATAAGGCATCAATCGAGGATGCGGTTGATTTCTAAAAGTAATCTTACTAAAATTACTATTACTAACTAACTATATGATAATCAGCAAAGTAATAAATTCGCAAAAAGTGAACATAACTACGGTGTTTTTTCGCAATATAAGAAACGTGGGAGTTTTCCGTATTTCTTTATTACTATATATAATATATATATATATATATATATATAATATAGTAGTAGCAAGGGTTTCGCGTGGTAATTTTTTAGTAATAAAGTCGGTAATAATTCGGTAATAATCCAAAAAGTAATTTTTCTTGACATTCAAAACAATGCTTATATTTGCAACCGATGACAATCAAAGACCTCAACACCTACCTATTTGAAATCAAGCGCAGGGATAACCCAAACTTCCCCGAGCATGCGTTGGTTCCTGTTAAGCACTCGGACAAAACTGCAAACGGATTAGAGAAAGCCATTGTTGCATTCCTGCAAGCGGAGGGATGGCAAGCCGAGCGGATAAAGAACACAGGACGCTATGTCGATGAAAGCTACACCTATGTGAATGTAATGGGTCAAACACGCAAGGCGGGAACGGGGCGGTATATTAAAGGTACGGGAACGAATGGAAGTAGTGATTTGTCGGCCACAATCAAAGGCCGCGCGGTTAAGGTGGAGGTCAAAATAGGCAAAGACCGCCAATCCGAAGCACAACGGAAGTACCAAGCAGACATTGAACGCGCTGGTGGTGTGTACGTGATTGCCAAGGATTTTGAGAGTTGGCATGGGTGGTACTTGGAATTTATCGGAAATAATTTGTAACTTTGCGGTGTAATTTAGCCGAAAAATACGAAAAAAAACGAAAATGGCACAATTTCAAAAGGGTAACAAAGGCAAACCAAAAGGAGCGCAAAACAAACTAACCAAATCGGTTAAAGAAGCGTTTGAGATAGCGTTCAATGAGTTACAAGGTGATGAAAACGCAAACTTGGCAACGTGGGCGAAAGCGAACACAACTGAATTTTACAAGTTGGCAGCAAAACTGATACCAACATCAGTGAATGCTGATTTGACAACGCAGGGTGAGAAATTGAACCTATGGCAGATTGAATACGTTGATGAAAGTAAGCAAGATAAGATTTAACAAAGCATATCGCCCCGCTATTCAAAACCAACACAGATATTTGGTGATGAAAGGCGGGGCGGGTTGAATGGCTCGGGCAAATCAATCGCAGCCGTTCAAAAGATAATCCTGCGAACCACAACCGAACGCGGGCATCGTATTCTTTGCATCCGTAAGGTTGCCACCACCATAAGAAATTCAATCTATCAGCTACTTGTTGACAAACTGCTCGAATACGATATTTTCAATGAGTTTGTCATCAACAAGTCCGAAATGCGCTTTACTCACGTTCCAACTGGCAATGAAATACTTTGTGCCGGTATGGATGACCCCGAGAAAATTAAATCCATTGCGGGCATTACATCCGTTTGGTGCGAGGAAGCAACTGAACTTGATGAATTGGACTTTAATCAGTTAGAACTACGTGTGCGCGGTCAAACGGCCAACTACAAGCAGTTTATCATCACATTCAACCCCATTAGCGAGCAACATTGGTTAAAACGCAGGTTTTTTGACATTCCCGATGATGAGGTGTATATCCTGCACACTACATACAGAGATAATTCGTTCCTTGATGCTGATTACATTCACCATTTAACCGAGCGTGTTAAGGCCAACCCGAACTTGCACAAGGTGTACGTGCTTGGCGAATGGGGCAAGGTCGATTTCGGTGGTGAGTTTTTAAAAAGTTGGTCAACCATCAAGCACACAAGGCAAGTAAGCTATGACCCAACCCTTGCCGTGTGGCTATCATTCGATGAAAACGTTAACCCATACTTCCCGTGTGGAGTGTTCCAAATTAGTGATGACAACGAGGTGCGAATGTTGGACTGCTTGGCATTGAAAAATCCCGACAACACGGTCAAAGCCATGGCGCGGGCAATATTGCAACTGCTACGACATTGGAAACATACAGGCCATGTGTACGTTTGCGGGGATAGCACCTCGCAAAAGGATGATGTGAAGCAAGAGAAAGGATTTGATTTGTTCAGAATATTGATAAATGAATTAGACGAAGTTAAGCCTATTAGAAGAGTTGCAAAGTCAAATCCAAATGTTCGCCCAAGTGCGGATTTTTTTAATGCCATATTAGCGTACAATGAGCAAGGCATTAGTTTCGTAGCTGATGAAAGTTGCCGTGTAGCAATATTGGACTTTGAAAACACAAAAGAAGACAAAAACGGCAAGGTTGACAAGAAGACCGTTTTAGACCCCGTTACCAAAGTATCATATCAACCCTATGGCCACATAGTTGACTTGACAAGGTACTTGCTGACATCGGTATTCTCCTCACAATATGCACGCTTCCAAACGGGCATCATCAAACCGCTTGTTGTTGTGGGTAAGGATGCGGAGTGGAAGTCAGCGAGCAGGTTTTAGGTCTAAATAATCTTTGGATATTAGCAGAAATAGATTTTGCAACTGATGAAACGATACAAGTTTTACATCCTTTCCTGTTCCATTGATACGA